CGCTTATCACGAATTGAACACCGGCTCCGGTGGACATAGAAAAAGGATTTGCATTTATTAACAGGTCATCAAAACCATAAAGTATTACGGGATATGGCCGTGCCGCCATGTTTCTTAGATTCTCAAGTTTTTCGTCAATTGAGATTGTTATCCCATCATCCGCTGTTTCTCCAAAAGCACCAGTTCTGTAAGTGAACTCCGGTATAACCAAAAACTGAAAAGAAACCTTCATAAGTCTGTAGTTTTTCCAGTCAACCAACGGGATTCTTCCGACTCTTTCAATTTCTGTCCACTCTGAACCAAGGTTCTGGTAGTTAATCTGATTCGGTTTAGGTGAAAAGTAATGTCGTGCTGTTGTTTGTAACTGACTATTACCAGACTTGTAGTACTGGACCATTTGGGGCTCTCCGCCTTCTGGTGCCCCAGGTGCAACAAAACCAAAATTTCCACGGACACGTACGGTTGCTTTTATGGCTGCCTTCGGAGCCGTAGATATTTCTGACTGGCTCCCGTTTGTGTTCACCCCACCAGTCGAGCCATTATTTGCAACACCAGCGGCCCTTATGGTGCGTTGTTCTGAATCAACAAGAGCGATTGCTTGCTCTCTTGTGTTCCCCTGGGCAATCAGTGAACGTACTTTACCTTCACGCAAAGATGTGGTTGTATTATTTTCTACCGGCCCAGTCAAGTACGGAACATTCGTGGATATCAAAAAAAATGACTGTGATGTTGGGTTGTACCAGTATGTTTGTCCATTTTCTGCGGTCGTTCCAGTTCCGAATACCTTCGCCCATACCTGGACCGTTGTTCCGTTGTATGGATTATCGCCTGTAGCGCCTGTCGCCTGGGATGTATTTTTGATTTCTTCCCATAGTACATATTGGGATGTGGCTCGATATATTTCATCTCTGAACAACCTAGAAGTTCCAACGACGGCAAATCTGTAAACAGTTTTTCCTTGCGAGTTTTTATACGTGAGGCCAGAACCACTTATACCATTTGGGTCGAATTGATTAGGACCAATATTTCGTGTTCCATATATTTGGAGATTGTATTCATCAGGACTGTTGTATTCCTGGAATATTTTTGTATATTCAGGATTTGGATTCCAATATTCCTTGATGTTTACGCGCTCCCATCCAGCACCGTTCGGTTCATCTGGTTTTGCTAACATGGAGTCAGTGACCTTGAAAATGCCATAAATAGAAAAACCTAAATACTTGTTGCTGAGGTCGTCTAAGGGCAACTTTCTAATTGGTCTGTAGTGAAACGAACCGTTATAGTAAGGTCCGACTGTATCTCCGGTAGTCATTATCTACGCTCCCTGATATTTCTTTCCCGGTCATCAATCTTTTGAATTACCGCAGCAGCTATAGCTTCAGGTGATTGACCAGGAGCGCCATTAACTGTGATGTTGTTTGTAACACTTGAGCCGCTCTGACCCGGCATTGACTGCGGCATCTTCGAATACGATGGAACTGTTGTGTCCCCCATGGCTCCAGGACCAGGAACAACATGGAGATGTCTATTTGCGTTGTTTCCGTGGAACTCAGCGAAGCCACCATTTGCGTGCACAAGCTTTGAGTATGCACCAAGGTTCTGTCCAGTAAGGTCATATGCCCTTCCGGTGGCATGGTCCGAACTTGGGGAGCCAAGACCGAATGTTCTGAAAGCAGATGTTATGTTTCTTGTTCCAGTCAGCTGACCGTTCATTGAAGCATGACGGCTCATCGTCTGTGACAAGCGGGATGAGGTTGTATCGCCAATCCTTGAGCCGCGCGGGGAGGATGTGTCTCCCTTCATGATGTCTTTCATTGCCTCCTTCGACCACCAATCAGGCTTCTGTGAGTCTGGTCCAAAGAATTTAGCGGTGTGCTCAACATACTGTGTAACTGCATCTTTGAACACTATGCTTGCTTCGTCTATTTTGGTCGCAGCATCAACGGTGTCCGGTATTGCTTTCAATGCGCCTACCGGTATTCCAAGCTCGGCCAAAATCGCTTCTGAGCCCATCATTTTGGCTCTTCGTTCTGAAGCATCGGCTCCTGTGAGATTCTGTAAATTGTCGTATTCCGATATTTTGTTCATAAAGGCTTCTTGCTGCCCTGGGTCCATGCCTTTAAGTTTTTGTTTTATCAATGCCGGGTCAACCATTTTGTTGCCCTTATTAAAAATAGCTCCAACCTGAGTTGTTGATTCGTCAAGCATCGCATTTTCTGAAGTTTTTAGGTATTCTTGGAACACTGGGTTATTGAGGAATGTTGACCCCATACCCTCAAGTGCACCGCCTTCCGCAAACTGCGTGCCTTTTTCCGAGCCAATGGACCTGCGAAGCTCATAAAACGCTTTTACTGGGTCTCCACCATACATCGCAGCCAAGTCAGAAGGGAGAGTCTGCATGTATCCGAGAAGATTCTTTTCTGTCAAGCTTCCAGCATCGAACTGGTCTTTTAGGGTTCTTGACTTTTCGTTAACTGCTTTTCCGCCATCAATCTGCTTTATGGCAACATCAAATAGGTTTGTTGAATCTAGGAGGGCATTAGTTTGCGCAGCCTTCATCTCGTCTGCGGAGCGAAGCATGTTTATTTTAAGTTTGGTTACAAGGTCGTCAAATTTTACGGTTGCGTCGTATAGGTTCACGCCAAGACTTTTTGCTAGTGCTTCAAGTTCTGGTTTTGTTTTTCCACTCATTGTGGAGAGGGTTTCGAGGCGCTTTGCGTTTACGTCGTCAAGCATCGTGAATGCTTTTCCGCGCTCTTCAATTTCCTTTACATATTGTTTTACTGAGGTTTGTGGGTCTTGTTTTGCGGTCTTGAGCTCATCCTCTGTCATCTTCATTCCGTATTTGTCTTGATTGTCAAATAGGTCTTGAAGGAAATCTTCGTTTCTTCCAGTGCGGGCGGTCTTAACGTCCATACCTATGGCGCCCTTCAGGAAACCGACTCCGGGAATTTTGTTGAGTTTACCCATTCCTGGAATTTTTGCAATTAGGGCACCAGCATTGAGGACGTCAGGGACTATCGCACTTAATGCGCGAACGCCAGTTCTTAGTGCGGCAAGTGGCTGCATACCAGGAATTTTGTACATTGCTGCTGTTGTAATGTTTGAGTTCAAAACGTCCTGTGCGTACTCACCTTTACGCGTTCGGTTTGCATCTCTTGCTTTATCGCTTAGTCCTTTTGTTTTTGAAATAAATTCAGCGCCTACTCCTTCAAGGGAGCCTCTACGACCCGTTGTATCTCCACCACGTTCTGCTGCGTTTATGTTGGCTGCGAATTCCTTGGAACGCTCTGTCATTATTCCCGTGAAGATACTTCCAACCGAACTCGTAATTACGCCACGCGCTGCTTTTGCCTTCTCTCGAACTTCGTTGATGCCGCCCATTATTCCACCAGCAAGAAGGCCAAGTCCTGCACCTATTGCAATTCCCATAGGACCAAAGAATGCACCCATCGCAGCTCCACCGACAGCGCCAGATAGCGCGCCCTTGCCTGCCCCTTGAGCTTTCATTGCTCCCCCGAGTCCAGCAACACCAATTCCGGCAAGTGGATTAATCATTCCTACAGCACCACCAAGAGCCATTGCTCCACGCATTTCTTCTGGGGCGTACTGGCTCGCTACACCAAGGGCCAGTGATGTACCCATTTTCATACCCATGCTGTTGTTGTAGCCTTTTTGACCAGTTTTCTCATTGCCAAAAAGTTTTCCACCGTACTGCGAACTGCTTCGCATATATCTTTGCTTCACTGCAAAGTCGCTATATCTCCCTTGGGCTTGTTTGAATCTTGTGAATCTTCCCCCTTTCTTTGTTGCATCAGCATAAGCGGTTCCAGGAACAAATTTATTCATTTCTCCGAGTGGTCCAGATGATGGCGACATTCCCATTCCTGGGTATGGCGTGGCAGTAGCGTTGTAGTGAGCATTAGTTTTTGTCAACTGACTCGCAATCACGGAATTTTGTTGCTGTACATACTGGCTTGCAGTCAGTCCGCCGCGTTGAGAAGAACTCATCCCTACCGCTTGTGCATATGTCATTTTCTTTCCTGAAGATAATCCAGGGCTTCCACCACCAGGGGCCACTGGACCACCAACGCCAGGACCTGCACCATTTATGTTTACATTTGTTGCTTGGACGTTCATGCTTTGAAGGCCCATGCTTCCAGCAGTCATGAATCCACCCTTGGTTGCTCCCATTTTTTTGCCACCAAGGAACATGGTCAAGATTGGAAGAAGACTAAGAAAGGCTCCCTTACCGCTAAGCATCGTCATGAATCCAGCTGCTTGCCTAAACATCATAGTTAGACCACCAACTACGTCATTGATTATTGGCAATATATCGAAGAATGCATTCTTCAGACCTTGGGCAAAATCTGAAATGCCAGATATAAGGTCGCCTACTCTGTTTCCAAACTCAATAACTTCGGTCTCGTTTTCAAGCAATCCTTCTCTGAAGTTGTTTAGGTTGTCGATTCCGCCCTGTTTTATCGCTGCCCAAATTGGAGAAAATGCCTTCTCTAGAACTCTGGCACCATCAATCATTGGGCGAAGATTCTCAACCATTTTCTTCCAGCCGTTTGTAAACGAATTCCACCAGTTACCTATACTGCTAAAGAATCCTTGCGTTCTAGGAAGCCATTTTTCAATGACATTGACCATGAATGAACTCACTTTGTCGACACCATTAACAAGCGAATCCATAAATGTTCCGGTGCCAAAAGCAGTTGTTAAAACCGTCAGCTTTCTTAAATCACGCGAAATAATATTGAATATCTTTTGCATCGCTACTTTTGCAGGCTCTAGAAACTGTTGTCCAAAGTCAGCAAATTGACCCTTGATTAAGTTGAAGAATGTTTTAATTTTTCCAATAAGCGTGTTGTTGACTGCATCAAACTGTCCAGCGACACCACCAAACTCTGCAAGCTTTCCGGACATAATCAACTGCTTGAGTTGGTCTTTTGTTTTTACGTTTGCTTTCTTTAGCGCTTCTTCCATCTCTGGTCCGACCGCTTTTGCTGCAGCCGTAACATCAGACAAACTCTTTTTTGAATTAGACAAAGACTCAATTACTGCTGCAACTTTTTCTGCAGCTGCTGCAGGGTCTTGTCCGGCCGAACCAAAATCCATAAGGTTCTTAAACAACCCTGTACTCGCATTTATTTGCGGAGTGCTCATTGTTTTCGACATAGTTGCATACGACTTATTCAAAGCAGCGACACCAAGTCCTGCGAGGTCTGCGTCCATTTGTAGGGCGCGCATCCCTGCTCGTGCCTGATTCAGCCCTGAACCAAGCTCTTTTGCACCTTTTCCTCGGTACGCGTACATCGCGGCTTGCTGTTCCCTGATTGCCGCAGCAGCAGTTGCAATCGCTACCGTTGCAGCGGCGGCACCACCAGCGAGTATCTGCATCGCTCCTGAGTAGGCTTTCGCCAAAAATTTTCCGGCGATAAACAAGGCATGAACGCCCAACATCGCTGCACCGAGTGCTGCCATTTCCAGGATGATTCCCTTTATGGCAACAGTTACAAACTTCTTTAGGACTCCACCAAAAGCTTTAACGCCTTTATCGATAAAGTCAAAATGCCGCTTGAGGTTACTCGTGCTCTTGGTGAGACTTTTGTCCATGTTCTGGAGGTAGGTGTTGACGTCGCTACGCCCAGATGAGAATTTTCCAGACTCGCGTTTGAGCCTCTTGACTGCCTGCGTGGTTTTTTCAATAGCTGTAGTCCTAGCGTCTACATCTATTTTTATGACGATTTTTTCGTCTGCCATACCTTTACTGCTCCATGTGAGTTTTTAAGTCACGTGAGTGTAAAAGCAGCCAAGCTATGTAGGTTTCTACCTACTGAGTCTTCGACTTTCGCTCTTGCTCTTCGCGGTCGTTAGATATAACTTTAGCACAGGCAAGCCTTATCATCCAGTCAATGTCGTCTGATTGAAGGATTTTTAGGGGGTCTGTCCCGAACAGTTCTCCGAGTCGAGCGGCTGTTTTAATTTCTGCCGAATCGACTAGTTCGTCGAAGACCCCTTCGAGGGGTCCACGGCATCAACCGTATCTGAGTATCCAGATGCATCAAGAATTGCCAATGCAGCAGCCTCAACGTGTGGGTCTACAGCAAAGAATGCTCTAACGCAATCTGGCAGCGGACGTGATGTTTCTGTCATCTCAAGAAGAAGTGGGGAAGCGAATGTGATTTCGTTTCCGTTGTCGTCAAATACTTCTTCTCCGTCAATTTCGATACCGACAGTCGTATGTCCGATGACCATGCATGCAAACTTCGTTGCATCAAGACCGTTGCGGGAATCTTCGCCGGATGCTTTACGCCAGTTACGCATTTGGTTCTGGGTGATGTTCGGACTAATGCGAACATGAACACCAGGACGTTCTGGTACTTCAAGCAAAACTACCGTGCGTTCTACCTTCTTGGTAATAACTTCACGAAGTCGGTCTAACGCAGTGTCGCCCTTTGGGGCTGCTTCTGCTTTAGCCTGCTTTGCTTTTGCTGGTGAAACGGGAACTTCTACTTCTGTGCTGTAAAGGCTGTTGTCGCTCATGTAGCAAAAACTACCACATAGACAGTGAGGTCCAGTGCAACTACCTTTTTTCTAGTTTTAAAGAAACTAGGAGGCTGTTGGGGATTCTACGTCCTGGATTGCGAATGTCAGGGCAAATGTTGCTGGTGCACCGGATGACGAGTCGCCATCTGGCTCAGTGATTCCAACAAGAAGGGCCTTGTAGTAAACGCGGTCAGTTCCAGGAACTGCTAGGTCGCAGTCGAAAACCTGTACTGTTACGTCGTACTCTGCACGACCAACGAGTGGGCGGAGACGGGCAATCTTCTCTGCAATTCCGGTTCCAAGCTCTGAAGCAACTCTGTCCGAGTCGTAGTGAGCTGTCATTGTGATGTCACCAATTTCTGATGGAGCACAAAGAACTGTCGGGCGAAGCTTTCCACCTTCGTAAATCTTCTCAACGGAGGCAGTGATTTCACCACCAGACACCTGAGCAAACTTGAAGTTTGTCCACTTAGGGTGCGTCTGGTTAATTGGCACGATACTTCCCAGTACTTGCCTTTGCGAAACTTTTGTATTTGGCATGCTCTATTCCTCCGTTAGACGACTGACGCCGTAAGGTTTGACTTAATAATGTCGACTTCGATTTTGTCGCCGACGCTGCTTACGCGGAGACCAACTTTTGCTTTCACAGTGCCACCGGCAAGCTGTGAAACTGGGTTGAGCTTTGCGTCGCATCGTACGGTGAAACCTGAGTCAATCTTTCGTCCGTTTGCATCGTAAGCCTCAAACAAGGCTCCGATGTCGCGAAGCGGGGAAAGAATTGCAATAAGGCGCGACTCGATTGCGCTGAAGATTGTGTTTCTTCCGTCAATCGTGCTGAAGACAAGGTCCTCAAGGCTTCTGCCGGCTTCAATGACAACGTGGTTCACGGTATCTTGTGCTGTGATGTATCTAAAGTTCTCATCATCAGACGAGAGTGAACGTGCGCCATAGATTCGAACAGAGTTCTGAATGATTCTGATTGCATTGACGCTGGAGTCATCGAGTGAATCTCCGTTTGCCTTGTCAATGTCGGTCTTTACACCAGTAACAAAACGTGATGCTGAGAGCAAGCCTGCAGCTGGAACATGAGAACCAGTCTGGTTGTGGGCGGTTGCTCTTTTTGCTGCGACATAACCAACTGGCGGAATGAATCGGCTTACACCATTCACTGTCGTTGGAACTTCAATCCATGGAAAGTACAACGCTGCATGTTCTGCATTGTCTCCGCCTTGAAGCGCAATTGCTGTAGATTTTACCGCAGCAATAGTTGCTCCCTCTACGTCATGAAGGATTGCAATTCTGCTGTTTGTGTTCGCATGCGCGATTAATGCATCGTGCATGGTTGAGTTGGAAATTTCAGGGCAAGTAACAGCTCCAGAACCAAGAGCGCCATTGAACAAGTCAAGTGAGTCAACGTAGTCTCCAACAACAACCGATGAACCAGCAACTCCTGTTGAGAGCGCTGTTGCGGCGATTGCCATAGGAAGAGTTGTTGCTCCGTCTGTTGCTGTCGCGGTCACATACTGAGTTGCTACTGCGCTAAGGTTGATTCTACCTGCTGCTTGCGCTGCTGAGGTAACTGTTCCTGTTGAGTAAACAAGAGCATTGTCGTAGTACAGGTTGACTTTGAATGACGTTCCGGCAATTACTTCAACTACCTCAACATCTACATCGGCGCTCCATGCGCCAGGTCCGTTTGCGTCAATCGTCAAAACGCCTGCAGCCGAGGAGTTGTCAAGTTCTAGTGTTCCAGATGTTGCCGAAGCACCTATTGTGCGAGCGATGTAGCACTGTGTGCCACCTTCTTCAAAGAATGTTTCAACCGTTGGGTGTAGGTATGAGCCTGAAAGGTAACCGCCAAACGTGGCTTCGAAGTCTGCAATGCTTTCGACAAGCACTGCTTCGTCTACAGGTCCGCGCGCTGCCTTGCCGACCACGAACAGCTGCGAAGATTCGCGAACCGTTGTTGCTGATGGACCTGTTCTTACTGCTGTCGAAATGACTACACCGGGCATTGGACACTCCTGTTGCTCGTTTTAGGATTTTGAATCCCGCCTATTGGTTTCAATTGTACAGATGCTGGACCTTTATCTAATGCAACTGTTAAAAAGATTTGAATTAAACGGTTTTATGTTTTAAACCTTTTTTATTGTACTTCACGCAGGCTCAAATGTCGGTAGCTCTTTTATTTCACTCGTATCTGGGTCTATTTGGACTCCAGTCTGGGTTACTTCTAGCTCAATTTCCGCAACTTCACCGATTGGTTCTCTTGTGACTATCTCGTCAATTTGGAGGGTGTAAGAAATATATGAGCCAGCAAGAAATCTGTCGCCCTTCAATAGAGTTAAATCAGAGAACTCTTCGCGTAGTGTCGATTCGTCAATCATTGCACGAAAAGAGTTTCTAGCGTCGTACGCCTTGAGGCATGGATAATCGAGAAGTGAAGCTCTTAGGACTGTGGTCAGACGGTCTCTCATTGTTGTTGCAGCCTCTGCACCATCTGCTCTCGCCCAAATGTAGGTGCGCATTGCGTAATCGACCCTATACAAAGGGTCTGACCCATCGTACCCAATTCTCTCAAACTTACTTGTGGAAATTGCAACGGTGATTATCGTTGGCCATGTGTCCATTGCAATTGGCTCGTGGATGAAGAAATCAAGAGGTGTCGGGAGTGTGATGTCGTCGACGTTCCAGCCGTTCCTATAGCTAATTATCCTTACTGGTACATCAAGTTTTATATATTCATTGACATACGACTTTGCGAATTGTGGTCCGTGCATCAGGCTCATGGCGTCTATCCTGCACCAAGCACGAGATACTTAGCGATTTCGACACCAAGTTCTCTCGGGAATTCCCTAGGCGTAAAAACTATTTTTCTTGCTGGCATCTTGGTAGTGCCGTACTGATGGAATTTTGCGTACTCAACAGAAGTCCCAAACGTGGCGGTAGTTTTCTCAATCACGTTCACAGCCGAGTCGTTCATGTTGGTCAAACTTCTAAACAGATTTCCAGACCTGACCATAGTTCCGGCTCCAGGGAAATGTGCCGACTTCCAGGAACCATACTCTTTGTCTAGTGGCTGCCATGGTTTCCCGCTTGGAAGGCCATTTGTCATGAAGTTCGCAGCATTGGCTAGCTCGAGCTGACCTTTTGCCCACTTGAAGACTGGTCTCATATCCCCAGCCCTATCCTTCATGTCTTCCAAGAGACCAAGAACATCGTCGGCCTTTACTTCGACCTCAATCGTTATTCTTCCAGTTGTTCTAGCCATTACGCAACCCGGACTCTTCTGTATCTCCTGACAGAAGCGAGTTCCCTATCGCTGAATCCAGTCTCCAGGGGAGCAACGTTTCTTGTGTTTAAATCTTTAACACCGACAACATCGTCGTGCATATTTTGTATCTCCCTGGTGGCTGCACGCAGAATCATTAACTTGAACATCTTGATGTTTTCACCGTCGAGACCAGCGGTATAGGTGACCGTGACTACGTCATTTGCAAACCCGAAGAAATATTCAATTCCGTAACGGGTTACCACATAGTCGCTTTCGACAGTAAGGGTGCGCACGCTTCCGAATTGCGGTTTTACTGTCACCTCGGCCACGGAGACGATAGGCGAGTTTCTCATGTAGATAGTTTGAGGTGGCTCGCTATAGACCGTATTCTCGACCGGGCTTGTTGTGCTGAAAGAATCGCCGACAGGCCTGTTGGCCGACAGGAACGTACCCATTGGTACGCCTATGTGCCCAGAATCAAGAACATATTCTTCTGTGAATTCGGTTGGCTCAACCGGCCTGCGGAGGTATGCCTCTAATTCGCTTTGCAAACCCTCCAAAACCATATCTGCTGCATCTTGCTGACGCAGAGATAGGGAGATATCCATGTATGTGACTAGGTCTGGGACTGATACGAGCATCATCTACCTCTGTGGTCGCAACTTTTCAGTCCAATTGTAGCACTTATGGAAAAGCACTAATTATTTAACACTCTAAGATTTAGTGTTAACGACTCTTTTTTGCTGCTTTCTTGACTGGAGCGGCTTTCTTGGCGACCTTCTTGGC